GTCTTTATAGAAGGTGATACCATTGTAAAGCTGGACACGTTCGACCATCAGATATTTATTATCGATACCGTGACCATTGACAATATCCGCGCGCTGTACAGGACGCAATATAAGACCATCACAGCGTATGTCACGCGGACGGATACAATCGTAAGGACCGTGAACAACACGGAAGCTTTGAGCATGCTGACGGGTCAAAATGCAAAGCTGACGGGGATGGTGGAAAGTAAAGAAAACGAAAAGAAAAAATTAACGTGGTTGGTGGTGGGTTTGTCCGCATTGACCGGCGCCATTACTGTTTTTAGTTTGTCACGATACAAAAAAATGTGATATGCAATTAACTGAAAATTTTAGCCTTCATGAATTTGATTGTAATGATGGCACGCCGGTGCCTGAACACCTTTTGCATAATGTCGAGGCACTGGCAGAACAGTTGCAGATTTTGCGGGATTACCTGAAAGAACCAGTACGCATAAATTCGGCTTACCGTCACGCTAACTATAATAAGAAGATTGGCGGCGCACCGGATAGTATGCATTTAAGGGCCATGGCCGCCGACATCACGGTAAAAAGTAAGACACCCAAACAAGTGAAGGCATTTATTGAACGGTTGATAAAGCTAAAAAAACTGAAATTTGGCGGGATTGGGCTTTATCCTGGTTTCGTCCATGTCGATATCCGTGAGGCTTATGCAAGGTGGTAACTAATTGATTCTTTTGGTTTTGTGTGAAGTCGGGGCGTTTTTACGTTCCGGCTTTTTTTATGCACTATAAAAAAACTATAAAAATACTATAAAAAATATTTGGCGGTATGAATGGAATGTATACCTTTATGTCAACAAACACACAAACACATGACACGCACAGACATCAAACAAACAATCACAGAACTTACCAAGGGTTATTTACTTATGTTCGGAGTACCTGACGAGCCGACCGAAATGGCGATAGGTTACTGGGAATTGCGCATCGATTCAGAAATTGAGCGCGACACCAAAGCCGGCGTAACCTTTGACGATTATGAAATGTGGGTTAAATGTACCGTTGCCGATTTTCAGACAAATATTGTCCTGAACAAATTCAAACACTTTTTAGCATGAAAAAATACACGGTAATCGCAGAAAGCAAAAAGCAGAACATTTATTTAGACAGTACACAAAGTTTTACCATTGGCGCACCGGACGCACGCGAGGCGGTAAGGTTGGGGCGTCAGATTTGCGCACAGGAAAAATTAAAATTCATCCGCGTAAAACTTGTAAGATGAACATAGATGAAAAGGTTTTGATTCATTGGAACTCAATCCGGGACAGTACCGATGTGGCAATGTTGGCCGCTGCAAATGACCTTAGTAAGGTTCTATTTTTTAAGGCCCTGCAAACGGGCAAATGTAGCCGGCGCGTGTACGACATCCTGCGCAAATACTACGCAAAAAAGCAGCGCAACATAGACTACGTGATTTCAAAAGCAGAATTTATAAACGAATAATTATGAAAAGTAAACATGAAGCATTTTGGACAACCCTTCTTTTTTTACTTGCGGTTTTGATCATGTCCACAGCGGACAGCTGGATGTAATTTTATCACCTTCAAAAATTGCCATATGGAAATCGGAGAATCTTTGCAGCACGTTGGCGCCATTCTTTTGGTTTTTGTTGCCCTTGTTTATTTCTACGTGCGTGACGAGGAACATGATGAAACGCTAAAAGAACTTGAAAAGGAATGCCATGAGGATTACAAGCAAACCATTGCCGAAATAACGGATTTTAACAGGAAAGCACACCCAGCAATTATTGATAACTTTTACGACCGGTGGCAGCCCTTTGTAGATCCGTGGCTTTTAAACCATCGCGTTCGACAAATGCAAAAGAAAAGCAGTCAGCACACAAAAATTGATCTTAGGTATTTATACAATTAACACACAAAACAAGTAAAATGGGACTAAACAGCACATCAAATTCAGTAACGTACCTATCCGTGCAAAATGGCAAAGTTGCCAAGCGGGTACAGGAACCGACGGCGGCAAGTAAAAGCCGGACAGTGGAGGCAACTGGTAAGGTTATTCATGAGGAACTTTTCGACAGCATCACCGGACACATGACCGCGATCAGCACACGGGAAGGCAACTACGGCAAGGAACTGCAAATTACATTAGCCGATGATCGGCCCTACATTTTGCAGCTGAAACTTAGCAGCGGCCCGGCATCTTCTTTCCTTCGCGCACTGCCCAATGTTGACCTTCAAAAGCCTGTAACACTTATTCCAAAAATTGAAGTCAAAGGCGATGTTAAAAGGACATCGGTAATTATTGCGCAAGGTGGCAAGGGTGTGAAATGGGCATTTACAAAAGATGCGCCAGGTGATTTGCCGCCGATGAAACAAATAAAGGTCAAAGGGAAAGATGTTTGGGATGACAGTGATCAGCTTGCCTACTTTGAAAAGATGATATCAGACATCAACACGAAACTTACGGCCAGTGTGGCGATTAGTCACAATGCGCCGACCCTTGGAAGCGAAAGCGGCAAAGATGATGATTTGCCCTTTTAAACAATCAACCCACGCAGCCCCGCCGCGTAAAAGGTGCGGGGGATTTTTACACACACATAAACCATCGACATGCAAAAATTTATCATCGACTTTGCAACCAAACAACTGACATTTTTAGATTCACGCTTTTACACCACCCCGGACGGGTTTGTGCCATCGGTCACAACAATACTTGAAGCCTACCCAAAGGACGCGGCATATTTCGCATGGATTAAAAGTGTCGGACAGGACGCAGACGCAATCCGGGACGCAGCTGGCGAGCGTGGCACCACTGTGCATGAGTTGACGGAAAGATATGATAATGGTGAGGAGATCACATTATTGACCGAAAGCGGCGCACTGGGTTACAAGTTGCAAGAGTGGGCAATGTTCGAAAGATATGTGGATTACACAATCAAATGCAGCCCACGGATTGAGCAAAATGAACAGAACTATGTTAGCCCGGAACTTGGGTACGCGGGTACTATTGATAGGGTCATAAATGTGGGCGGGGTGAGGTACCTGATGGACATCAAAACATCCAACGCAATTTACCCAACATACTGGCTGCAACTTGCTGCATACCGGGAACTGTTGGATAAGGTCGGCTTTATGGGGGTCGATGCGGTGGCTATCCTGTGGCTCAATAGTAAAACGCGGACGGAAGGCAAGAAAGGCAGCATACAGGGCAAGGGGTGGCAGCTATTGACGCGAGAGGACACCACTACGGATTTGCAAGTGTTCAAGGCTACGAAATACCTGTGGGGCGTTCAAAATGCGGACAGTATGCCACGGCAATCGACATATCAACTTTCACACAAAAAACCATGAGCATGTACACCGAACAGGAAGTAACAAACAGGCAAAGCAACCAACAGGAGCAACTTGGAAACATTATTGTTAATGTTAGGTATTTGGCAAATTATTACATGGCCGTTAAATTTAGCGAAGCCGGATTAGGATTTAAAATAGCCGAGGAAACAATTATTCGTGGGTATTGCATTATTTATATGTCACACATGGATGAAAGCGATTTTGAGGAAATGCTCACAAGCACGCTGGCGTATTTTGCAACGGGGCTTTATGATTGTGAAAAGATTTATAGCAGTTCACTTTTGCAGTTTGGATTTTGTATATCCGCTTGGCGGTACACCCCGGAAACGCACAATAACGCGGGGTATTGGTTTGACATTTACACCTTTGAAAAAAGTGAAGAGGCAGAAAAGTGCGTGGCGATGCTAAAGGCCATAGGCGCGGAACTTGAAAAGCTGCATAACAATTAATCACACACACAAAACCAAACACATGAAATCTAACCAAAATTTAGGCTATGCCAACGGGTACATTAAAGGGATGATGATAGAGATGCACCGCAATGCCAAAAGTGATAGCGAAGCAAAAGCATTTAGGCACTGTATCCATGTTAGTGATTTGTTTTTTTTACTCCGTGGACACCGGTATGTTAGCGAGATTTCAGCGGACATTTATAAGGTCGGCGATCGGTTGGCAGATGGTAAAACCTTGACCATTGAAACCAAAAGCGTTTCAAACAGCACATTTTTCCTATATGCTGATAGAGAAATTGTGATGGTAAGTAGTGATAAGGATATGTTGCATGAGATAGTTGAATATTCTAAAAAAAATGTAATATGTTGACATTGCGGGATTATCAAATTGACATAGCAACCCGTGGCGCGGCGATTGTCCGCGACCATGGGCTGCTGTACCTGTCCATGGAAGTGCGAACGGGAAAGACGCTCACGGCCATGGCGGTGGCTCAAACATACGGCGCGGCTCATGTCCTGTTTTGCACAAAGAAAAAGGCGGTAAGTAGCATCATAGCGGATTATGAAGCTATGGCGTTTGGGTTTGAACTTGAAGTCGTCAATTACGAAAGCATCCACAAGGTCACGACATGGGGTAAAATTGATTTCTTTATATGCGATGAAGCCCATTGCCTTGGGGCGTTTCCTAAGCCCAGTGTAAGGACACAGGAGCTAAAAAAGTATGTCCGTGATAAGCCGGTCGTGTTCCTGTCAGGCACACCCACGCCGGAAAGTTGGTCGCAAATATTTCACCAGTTTTGGATTTCGCAGCGGTCACCATTTCAGGATGTGAACTTTTACAAGTGGGCGCACGATTACACACGGAAAAAAACCCGATACTTTTACAATCGTGAAATCCCAGACTATTCCGATGCGATCATTGAAAAGGTACGGGAGAAATGCGATCATCTTTTTTTGTCGTACACACAGGCCCAGGCGGGATTTAGTGAACTGGTAAGCGAGGAAATTATTACCGTGCAAATGTTACCCGCCACCTATAACGCCATCGACATACTGAAAAAAGAAAAGGTGTTGACGGGTCGGGTCGGTGACATGGTGATAGCGGACACGGCGGCAAAGATGATGCAAAAGATACATCAGATGTCCAGTGGCACGGTGATTATTGATAACCTGATCAAAGCGTTTAAGATATTTGATTACTCAAAAATTGAGGCGATTCAATCACAATTTGCGGGCAAAAAAATTGCTATCTTTTACAAGTTCATTGCCGAGGGTGCCATGATCCGTGAAAAGTTCGGGGCGCGGATAGTAGAAACACCGGAAGAGTTCAACGCCGGCGGTGTGGATGCCATGTACGTGTCACAGGTTCAGAGCGGACGTGAGGGCATTAATTTAAGCAGCGCGGATGCACTGGTGATGTTCAACATTGACTTTTCGGCGGTGTCTTACTGGCAGTCACGGGCGCGGATGCAGTCAAAGGATCGTGACCGGGAAGCAAAAGTATATTGGCTTTTTTCACGCGGGGGGATAGAAGAAAAGATTTATGAAAGGGTACTACTTAAAAAGGATTACACCTTAGCACATTTTACAAAGGACTTTGGAATTCGTTACACGGATGGTAAGGGTTAGCCACGGGGCAGGGGTAACAGCCTGCCCTATTTTAAACACACAAAATTTAATGTAATGGACATTATTTATGAACGCCAATATGGCAAATTACCGGCGGGGCTTATACCTGAATGCGCACCTTCATGCGGTTGCTGCAAAATTGTTTCATGGCTTTACAACCCGAAACTAAAAAAATATCATGTCATGTGCGAAAACCATGTGGGCGGTCACTGGATGGATAGTCGGGGTATTGTGCCGCCACTACCAAAAGGGTTATTTGATTAAAATATTGCCGCGTTAAACGATCCGCGCGGCATGATTCAGACATAGGTAATGGTTAGTTAATTTGAACGGTAACGCGGGGCGTTTCTACGTTCCCCGCTCTTTTCAACACACACAATTAAAACACAAAACACATGACGGCAGTTCAACGCCTTATTAATGAATTAAGAAGTGGTAAAAAATTGCAGTTTGAAATGACAAAATGCGGTCATTTGATTACGGAATACGACAATGTACTTGATAAAATTTTGGAACTTGAAAAGCAGCAGCACGGGCAGACATGGGATGCTGCGATAAAAGCACACGATGACCGTGGGGGAGTTCATGCCCGGAGCATTGTAGATTTCGACGAATATTATGAGCAACAATTTAAAAAATAAACACATGTCACAAGAAACACAACCAAACGACCAAGCTTTTGCAACACCTCCCAATTTTTCATCTGAATTTGGATTATGTCCACAGGAAATAGGATTAACAAAGCGTGAATACTTTGCAGCAATGGCTATGCAGGGGTTACTTACTACTCAACAAGGATATCATTTGCACGAACATAAATTATCCGAATACGCATTGTCATATGCAGATTCACTAATTAATGAACTAAATAAAGAAAAGTAAATATGTACACTTACAAAGCAACTATTGTTAGAGTTATTGACGGCGATACCGTGGTATTGAATATTGATTTGGGTTTTAAGATTCATCACATTTCACCGTGCCGGTTGGCGGGAATTAATGCACCTGAAATGAATGCAAAGGATGAAAAGGTACGGGCGGCGGCGGTGCAGTCAAAAGAGTATTTGATTAGTTTGTTGCCGGAAGATATGGAGGTGACAATCATCAGTAAGAAGTTGGATAAATACGGGCGGCCTGTGGTGTATTTTTTGGCTGAATTAAATAAATATGGCACCGTGAATGATTTGATGCTGATAAGTAAACACGCTACAATCTATAAAGACTAAAACACATGAAAAATTGTAGCATTTGCGGAATAGACATATCACATAAAAAATCAAATAGCGCATCAAAATGCGAAAAATGTGTTAGAAGATTAAATGAAAATACAGTTAAAAAAATAAAGCACAGAACCAAATACATGGGCACTGTAAAAGATGAAATTATGTTAGCATACGATTCATGTTGCGTAATTTGTAAATGGTCAATACCAAAACAATATTATAAAGGCAAATACCAGCGGCAAGCCGGATGCGATGTGCACCATATAGTACAAGTTAGTGACGGCGGAAAGCATGTTTTTGAAAATTGCATATTGCTTTGCCCTAATCATCATGCTGAAGCTGACTTAGGAATTTTAACTCAAGAATTTTTATTTAGTTATGTTGCAAAAAATAAAGAGGAATTGATTGAAGCAAAGAAAAATGCTTTAAGGAGTGAAGCGGCAGATATACTTAGTAAATTATTTTAACCCATGACCCTATTCATTATCATCATTGGCAGCCTGTTTGCCATCCTTTACACTTTGCTTTTGATTGTCTACAAACAAACTAAACAACATGAAAGAACCTACAAAAAGTATTTCGAGCAAAACTGAGGCACAAATTCAGCGTGCTATGTTGGTCAAGCTTGAAAGCTTTGGATGGTATGTCATCAAACTAATACAGACAAACAAAAATGGCATCCCTGACCTGTTATGTCATAAGGCGGGGCGTACGGTGTACATAGAGGTGAAGCGGCCACGATACTGCCCGGCGGCTTTGCAGAAGTTACGCATGAAGCAATTAAATGATGCGGGTGTAGAAACCTTTGTAATGTCGGACATTAGCGAACTGGATAAACTGAATGAAGCATGAACATGGCACCGGAAGCACAAATTAAAATGACCCGCCTATATCTCAAAATGATGGCGGGTATTATTTTCACCGAAAAGGAAGCTTTGCCACAGGATTATATCATAGCCTATGCCGAAAAGATTTGCGACGATATTGGTGAGGCGTCCAACGGTTACAACATTTTGAAGATGATGGTAAAGATGGACATCATCAAAGTTTCGGCTACCTTACATGGCGATAATTTCTACATACACACATTACCAAAAACTATTCAAGTCAATTTCCATGCTGCAAACCATTACCGAACTGCGTGACGCCGGCATTCATGTAATCCCATTAGGGTACAAAGACGGCAAGTTTATTCATCCCATTTACCACGACAAATTCACGGGTGGCATGTCAGAAAATGACTTGTCAGAACTTGTCAAGTCAGGATATGACAAAGGCATTGCGATGATGCACGGGGCCTGTAACAAAGAGTTGATGTGCTTGGATATTGATGAAAAGAACGCGCCAGGCATTAATTTGTACAACAAATTAATCCACATCGTGGACGATCTTATTTTTCAAAAGCTTGTCATTGAACGCACGCGGTCGCAGGGGTACCACATTTATTTTACATGCAAGACGCTGCCAACCGATAAGGCTTTAGCATCCAGTGCGACGGGTGCCGAGTGGATTGCGGTAAGGTCGGCGGTGTCAAATTGTATTACATATTGCGCACCGTCACCGGGGTACACCGAAATGCAGGGCAGCCTGTTGGACATTCAAGAGCTGACCGGCGATGAAATGCGGCAACTGTGTGACGCGGCGGCGCAGCTGAATGAATTTGAAGGTGCCACGGAAAAGAAAAATAACGCTCTTGTTTCGGTGAGGCCGCCGGCGGAATTTGCACCGGCATTTAGGGCGTTTGACCAAAACATAGATAGTGACTGGATGATGGACATTTTGGCTGAAAAGGGATGGACAACGGACGGCGCAATCCGGCGCAAAACCGTCAACGCTGAAAAGTGGGAATACATGAAATACTGGCGTCCGGGGCGGGCGCAGAGTGAACCGTATTCGGGCAACCTGTGGATAAATAAAAAACGCTTTTCGGTGTTCACATCATCCACCGAACTGCCCGCGTTTGATTCAGGGGAAAACTTTAGTCATCGTCCTTCCGACCTTTTGTACTATTTCAACGGTCGGGACTGGCGGGCGGCATACGGTAAAATTGTACAGGTGGCCGAGGCCGGGAAGGTGGAATTACCTAAACATATCCCTATGTGTTTTGCCGTGATTGTGAATAACCGTGAAAGTTGGCGGGTGGATGTGAAAGGTATTATGGACTGGGCAAGGCGGGCGGGGTATTGTTGGCTGCGGATGTCATCGACTGAAGAAAGCAGTAAGACGCTATGTAGGGTCGTGAATAACATCATCTATGAAGCTGACATGACCGACCTGCAAAGGGAGTATTTACGCGAAGTGGACAAGGTGTACGTGGGTGAAGGCGAAAACAGGCTTTTGTATAATTTTATGCCGTCGGTTGTGAAGTACATGGATAGCCTGCCCATATTTGACCAAAAGATACTACGTGACGCGCGCGGCGTGTCGTACATATTTTTCACAAATGGGGCATTGAAGATAACTAAGGACAAAGCCGATCTAATTCGGTATAATGAAATAGATGGCTGTGTATTCCATAAGCACATAAAGAATTTTGATTACAAACCATCTGACGAGCATGGCAATTTTGGGCAGTTTATTGACATGATTTCGCATAATGCAGAACATAAAGCATTCATTATGTCGGCCATTGGGTACATCATGCATTATTATAAGCTGCGGGATTTCGCAAAAGCTTTGATGATCATCGAAGATGTGGAGGATCAAGAACAGGCACGGGGGCGAAGTGGTAAGGGACTGATAGCGCAATTTGTCGAATATATCAGATGGACAGTCCAACAGGACGGGCGTAATTATAAGGGAGATAGTCAATTTAAAATGCAAAGGGTGGTTCCAGGCGTTCAAATATTTTATCTAAATGACCCGGACACGGGACTATTGATGAACCAATTTTACAACATCATTACCGATGATATGCTTATCGAAGCAAAGGGTAAAAAGTCATATACAATACCCTTTGATCATAGTCCAAAGCTTTTGATTACGACCAATTACCTGCCAAATTTAGAAAGTGATAGCGACAAAGACCGGTTCATAGTACTGGCAATAAAAAAGGTATTTGGGTCATCTTTTACGTTACGCGAAGCATTTCCCGGCGTGGTGTTTTTTGCTGATGATTGGGAAGATTACAACCGTAACGGGGTCATAAGGTTAGCAATTGACTGCATTCAAATGTATTTAAATAAGGGCGTGGTAGTGTACCAGTCTGACGAAATGAAGCGAAATGCAGATATGCGGGTGGTTAAAAATATCGTTTCGGATTCAATAATTGAAACCATGGAAAAGGTCATGGAGGTGGCTGAAAGCGTAAAATCTGACCATGAATTTCAGCAGGGTTTAGGGGTAATTGACTTGAGGCGTGACCAACCGGAAAGCATAAAATACGCTTTTGCGTGGGAATTTGGGCGGTTAATAATCTACGTTTCAAGGTTTTACCAGTACGCTTTGCGGGCATATTCGCTAAAAAGTTACACCGATAAGCGGTTTTCAAAGAACCTAAACCTATTTATTGACAAGCAAGGGCTACCTAAATTGGAGGAAAAACGGAATAATGTGAGCGGCCGGAGGGTGGTGATTCAGCTAAAAAGTGCGGATGTTGAAAAACGTACACTGGATGAAAATTTATCATATGACGAGGAATTGCCATTTTAATGGTTAATTACCATTATCATATAACTAAATTTAGTTATTTGTTACAAAAAAACAGTGCGCGTTTTTTTTAGTGCGCGTTCCAAACTATAAAAATAATATAATCCGCACTATAATTCGCACTGCATAACGTGTTGATATCCATAGTAGTTACAAGGGTTAGGGGTCAAAATGCGTATCCGTGCGAGTTTTTTTCTATATTGTTTAAGTTGTAATTTAAGAATTATATAGAAGGAATAGGGAAAACCAACATTAACACGCATCGCGCACTGGACCGGAAATACACCCAAAAATGCCACTTATTACATTTTTACTTAATATCTTAAAACGGAACATGATGGAAGAGAAAATTTACCAGGTACTGTCAGTGAATAAAGACCGGTCGGTGTTGGTCGATCTTATGACCTACGCCGAGGCCAACGATTACATCCAAAGGATTTTAAAAGATCAGCCAGTAAGTTATTTTAACGAGGTTAGCCGGGTGTATGTCATTAACTGCAAAACAGGCGAAGTAATCAAACCACATATCAAAATTTATTTCTGATGATTTACAACAATGAACAGAACAGAAAAGCCATCGCCGAAATTTGTTGCGAAGCGGCCGGGGTGACCATGGAAAGGTTCATGTCCAGAACACGCAAACAAATGCCCGTACTGGCGCGGCGAATAGCGTGCAAAATTTACCGGGAACATATGTACCTAACCCTAAACGAAATCGGGAGCATAATTCAAACGAAAGGGGCAAAGCACCATACCACTGTCATAAACGCCATAAAGGTCATTAACGACCTTTTACAAGTCGGTGATGATAATGCAACGGAAGCATACGCCCACGCCATGGAAAGGCTGCAAACGATCACAGCGGACACAAACAGCATAACCATTCATTACAACAAAGATTTTCCGTTAGCTGAACTGATGGTATTACTGGAAAAGCACCGGGGCAGTGTGACCCATGCCGCTGCATCCACATTCGTCAATGTTGATTTGGGGTGCAAAAGTTCATTAACATAATTTGCAGGGATTAGGGAAATTTACGTTTCTTTTACCCCTATGTACGCGACGGAAGAACTTGTAAAATTATCACTTAAGGCAATCGAGGAACAGGAATGCGTCACGATTGAAGAACTTTCACTGTATTTGCCATGTAGCTTAGGCACTATTTACAGCCATGATTTGCACGAACTAAAGGAGATAAAAGAGGCGATCAATAAGCAAAAAGTAGCTGTCAAAAAGAAAATGCGGCGCAACTGGCGTAACAGCGAAAATTCGACTTTGCAAATTGCAGAGTTTAAACTGATTTGCAGCGATGACGAACTTGACAGGCTAAATACGCAGCGCGTCAACACAAACCTGACAGTTAACAAACCCGGCATTGCAATAAACTTTGGCGCAGAATAAGACCATCCATATCGACGCAACCAAACCCATGAAGGCCACCATTAAAGCCTTCATGGATTCGGCACGCCGGTACATTTGCCATGAAGGCGGGGCAAGGTCGGGCAAAACATTCGGTATCCTTATTGCCCTTATTTGGTTTGCCGAAACCCACGCCGGCACCAAAATATCGGTAGTGTCCCATTCCTTACCACACCTGAAGCGCGGTGCCTTCCGGGACTTTATGCACATCATGACAGAGTGGGAGTGGTACGACGAAAGCATGCACAACCGGACGGACGGTATTTATCATTTCGGGAATAAGTCATACATCGAATTTTTCGGGCTTGAAGATCCCGGCAAAGCACGCGGGCCGGCGCGGGATGTCCTGTTTGTAAATGAAGCCAATTTAATCAGTAAGCCCTTGTTCGACCAACTGGACATGAGAACCACAAAATACGTGGTTACCGACTTAAACCCGTCTGATTTTGACATCTATTGCTACCAGTTAGCGGACAGTGATAATGCCATAAAGGTACATTCCACCTACCTTGATAACCCCTACTTAAACGACATGCAGCGGCGTGTCATTGAAAGTTTCAAGGAAGCAGACCCAATGATGTGGAAGGTATTCGGCATGGGTGAACGCGGCGCATCACAGGAACAAATTTATACGCATTACAGGCTAACCAACAGCGTGCCGCCTGGCGAAGTTTTCTACGGCCTTGATTTTGGTTTTCGCAACCCGACGGCATTGGTCAGGGTCACAATAGCCGACGGGGCGATATATGGCCATGAACTTTTGTACGAACCAAACATGACCACGACCGACTTAATCGAACGCATGCCCAGTTTGGGGATAGTGCAACATGATGAAATCTTTTGCGATGCAGCAGAACCCAAGACGATCGAGGAACTATACCGGCATGGGTGGAATGTAAAGGGCGCGGACAAAGATGTCTACGCGGGCATTATGAAGGTTAAAAGCATGCCCATTTTTATAACGCAATCAAGTGAAAACCTTTTGCACGAAATACGAAAGTATAAATGGAAAACGGACAGGGATGGCAAGGTAATCGACAAAGAACCGGTGAAGATGGACGATCACCTAATTGATGCCCTACGATATGCGGTGTACACCAAATTAAAGCAGCCCCGCCTGACATGGGCGGTCATGTAATGAACATACTACAAAGACTACTTACATATAGCCGAAAGGGTTTGAACCCGGTTAACGCCGGTTACACGATGCTGCCTATGAACCAGGGCGCAATACTTACCACCTTTGACGCCCAACGATACACCAACGCATACGAAAATAACGCGGATGTGTACGCCATCGTGTCATTTTTGGCACGGAAAGCGGCATCGATACCGTGGTATGTGTACAGCACCAACAGCGGACAAAAGGCGCGGATATCATTGGAACGGTATAAAAGCCTGTCCCGCGGTTTGGGCAATCCCGGCGCATTTGATCAAGCGATTGTCCACCGGAAAGCAGCGTATGACGAAAACGCCATTATTGAAAACACCCCGTTATCTAACATCTTAAAACGCCCTAACAGTTACCAAGGCCAAGACCAATTTTTTGAGCAGCTTTTTGGAATGCGTTTTTTGACGGGTGAAGGGTTTACATGGGGCAACGATGGCAACATGGACGGCGCATTTGCGGAGATGTACGTAATGCCGTCACAGTTTATGTCCCTTGTAAGTGACCAAAACGATTTGTTCGGCGTTTTGGGATGGTTGTTAACATCCGCATCCGGCAACATCCCCCTACAAAAAGAGGATGTAATGTTGTGGAAATCATGGAACCCGAAATTTGACAGCGTGACGCGTGAACATTTGCGCGGCGTGTCCCCAATTAAGGCCGCATGGAATAACTACCTTATGGGCGTGGAAAGCCAAAAAGCGGCGGCCAAACTGATGGCCAACGGTGGGGCAAAGGGCGCACTGGTACCCAAAGCGGTCAATAACCAAATACCCTTAGTGGACGAAAAGACGGCGGCGATAATGCAGCGGGCAATTAGTGACCGCATCAACAATAATGACAGGTATGGACAGGTGGCCATGCTACAAACCCCTTGGGAGTTTTTGAACTTTGGACTAACATCGGGCGAAATGGCTTTGATCGACACCATGAAATTTAGTCTGGAACAATGGTGCCGCGTTTTCAGCATGCCCGTGGTTTTGTTTAGTGCTGATAACATGGCAGACAACAATTACCAAAACGCATTACGTGACCTTGTTACCAACACCATCGTTCCAATGTGCGCACAACTTAGGGACGAGTTAAATAAGTGGCTCGTTCCACGCATGGGCGGCAAAGGTGTGTTCATCGACTTCGATATCATGGCACTGCCCGAACTGCAACGCGACATGGAAAAGATGGTGAACGGGCTAAGGTCAGCGGACTGGTTGACATTTGACGAAAAGCGGATAGCAATGAACTATGAACCAAAGGGTGGCGCGTATGATAACAGTTACATATCACAGGGCATGGTACCAATAGAACAGGCCGGAATGGATCTCGGAATTGAAGATACAGGTACTGACGATATCAGATAAAATTAGTCAATGGTTCATCATCGAAGATGGTGTTACCACAGGCGAAATCATGGTTTACGAATGTATTGATGTATGGGCAGTGATACGATGGATGAAATCGAGCGAAGCGTATGGCAGCGGTTCCCAAAATTAGAAACGGAAAGAAGATGCGCCACGGAAAAAAGGATGAGGGATGCAGCACGGAAAGCATACAGGCAAAGGTTAACGGATGAACTACAAACAACGTCGGGCATATTGGCGGCAATGGACGAGGCAACTGATGGAGATTGAACGCATTTACACCCCAAGGGTACAGGCCGCGCTCAATAGTGAGGTTAGAAAATTAGTAAAGGATGCCGAAACGGTGGGGTTTTCGCGGGCGGTTGCGAATATGTCATTTGTTAACGATGATTTGGTGCAAGTGATCGCATCGCTGCACAAAAGGACGGCGAAGCAATACGGGTTAGAAGTGAATAGGCATTTAACACGAACGCAAAAGTTTTCGTTTTTTAATGCCAATTTTATCCAAAATATAACGGCGATATTAACCCGCCAAGCCTTGGAACTTTTAACGCTGATAGAGGAAACCACAAAATTGCGCATCCTTAAAAAGCTAATTGACGCACAGGCCGAACAGTTGACATTTATGGACATCGCCAGACGCATTACGGACGATGTAGCAAGCGCGGCGAGGGCATTGACGATAACACGTACCGAAAGCAATAGAGCGGCGAATTTTGCGGCATTAGAGGCCGCCAAGCTGCAACCCTACGAAACGGTAAAAGAGTGGATATCGGTCATAGATAGCCGGACGCGAAGATTTAGTGATGACAACTACGACCATGCAAAGTTGGACGGTCAAGTTATCGACATTGACAGGGATTTTGTACAGGTGGGTAAAAATGGAGTGGCAGCGGTGGCGCAATGCCCGGTTGACCCACAGGCCCCGGCGGCGTTTACGATAAATTGCCGCTGCGTGTTAGGGTTTGAAAATAAGCGGGATGCAAACGGGCGGTTAATACCAAGACGATAAAAACATATTTATGATATACGGTTACAAAAGATTCGACAACCAGGTAAAAGATGTAGACGCCAAAAAAGGCATCGTTACAGGTTACTTTTCATCGTTCAATGTAAAGGACAGTGACGGTGACATTATCCGTCCGGGGGCATTTAAGAACAGTATTCAAGACTGGTTTCCGAAAGGGCGCATTAAACATTTGATGAACCATAACCCAAGCATGCCACTGGGTAAGTTGACTGAATTAAAGGAAGATGATTTTGGACTGTACTACGAAAGCCAAATCGGAAAGCATACGTTAGGACAGGATTTCATAAAGATGGTGGAAAGCGATCTCATTAAAGAGCATTCCATCGGGTTCAGCGTAAGGAACAAACGGAAGTCAGACGACGGCACGGAACTGACCGATATCATACTTTTTGAGGGTTCATCATTGACGGCATGGGGCGCAAATGAACACACGCCACTCATTGGCATGAAAAGCCTAAACGCAAATGTTGACAGGCTGAAAGCCTTAGAAAAGTTCGTGAAAAGTAGCGATGCATCAGACGAAACTATTGAACTATTGATATTAGAAATAAAGCAGTTGAACCAGGTTATTGCAGACATGCAAGGAACGCCGCCCGCTGTTGAAGTGCCGGCCTATCCAACAATGAACGTAAGTGACCTGAAAAACGCTTTCGACATTTTGACTTATAAACACTTAAAAAAGTAATCATGGAAATTAAAGACATGATCCAGGCACTTGATCCAAAATTTGCCGAAATCAAAGAACAAATGAAAAGCGATGTAGCAGCCATCGACAAAAAAACTGCCGAGATCGTCGCCGACCTAAACGAAAAGGCATCAAAGTCATCCGAAACGATTGGCGAACTTTCCGAAAAGGTAAACCAGGTAATCGCCGGACAGGGCAAGCTTAAAGACAACATGCAGAGCGAAGCCACTAAGGGCATGTCCAACAGTGACATTTTGGCGATGCAGATTAAGCAGATCGTGCATGACAATTACGCCACGATGAAAAACACCGGCAAGGCGTCACCGTTCTATGCCGAGGCAAAAGATGCCGGCATCATGACACTGGGCGTCAACCTGACCGGCACATCACAAGTGAGTTATGTAAACAACCCAATTTTGCGGTCGTTCTACAATCCGCACCTTTACAACGTGTTTTCCATCATCCCAACGGAAACCGGTAACGTAACATTCCCAAGGGCTAAAACGCCATTGGGTGAAGGTTCTTTTGGTGCGCAAAGTGAGGGCAACAATAAGGCCGCCATCGATTACGATGTCGAAATGGTGAACACAAGCGTTCCATTTATCGCGGGTTACGCTCGCGTGTCCCGCCAAATGTTGCAGGATCTCCCCTTCCTTGCCGCTTACCTTCAAAGGTCAATGGTCGAGGATTTGAACCAAGCAATCAACACACGCTTTCTTAACACCATCGCAACCAATAGCACTGCCCTTTCAACATCCGAAACGATCACCGTTTCGAAGATGATTGCCGGCCTTGCACAGCATGGTGCATTGGGACTGGGTGCCGCTAACCTGATCTTGACCACATGGGACGCATGGGGTAAAGTCCTGTTGACTAAACCCGGTGATTTCAGCGTGCCCGCATCCGTGGCTATTGATGCCAACGGCGTCATTCGTGCAAACGGTGTGCCTGTTGTTCCGCATTCACAGGTGACCGGTTCACGTTTCTATGTCATGAATACCGATGCGTTCGCAATCGCACAGGCGAGCGGCTTGGCTGTACGTTCAACAGAGTTCAATGAAGATGATTTCATTAAGAACCTGGTAACGTATCGTGCCGAGGTAAGGGCAGAACTTTTGTCTTTCCAACCAAAGGCCGCCGTTTACGGAACAACTGGTACCTAATATGTCAAAGGAAGAAACAGGGGGGCTAAACACCCCCCTTTCTTTTACGCAGTTTGAAAAGGTGTATTTGCTTACAACGATGCGCACCCAACGCGCATTGGATGAATGTAAGCGGGTCGGCATCGTGCCGGAAATACATTTTAGTAAGATAGACGAAAGCCCCCACCGGTCTTTCTGTTTGTCGATGCTTGACATCTTGCAAACCTTTGTCGATACGGGCGCGGACAGTTGTTTGATACTTGAAGATGATGTAATCTTTAAAGATGTCCACACCGAATTTGATGATAAATGGGATGTGCTT